CTTGCCGTTGTAGTTGATAGTGAGTGCCTTTGCCATTTTGTTTTCCTCCTGTAATGTGTAGTATTACTCGTCTGTCGGTTCTGTGAACGTGATACTGTCGTCAATCCACTTGGGCTCGCCGGTGGGGGCTATGTAGCAGTCGATTTCGACAACGGAGTTGACCTCAAGCGCAGGAATGCCAAGGGCGCTCGGCTTACCTGTGTATGCAGCAGTGTCTCCGTTTTTCAGCTTGATGAAGAACCATGTAGCCTTGTCGTCCTTTTCGGCTGCTTCTGACGCCGCAACCATCTTCGCCCACTCCTTCTTGAGCAGTGTTGTGAAGTTAGCCTTGTAAGTGGAAGCGCTCGAAAGGTCTTTCAGACCGGGGGTGAATGTTTTGGCTTCGGTACACGAAAGATCGCTTGTATCGAGCATTTCCGGCTGCGGGTTAAGGTCGGGACCGGACTTGATATCCGGAATAAGCAGCGCGGTCTTAGGCATGGTGCCTGCGACCGTTTCAACCGCATATCCGAATTTCGCACCAGCCGAGCTGATAGGAATTCCTCTTACCATGATTTAACCTCCTATGAAGTATAAACTATATTATCTCTGCCGATAATGCCCGAAAACCGCATTGTATAGCGGTATATCGTCATATCAGCAACATTGGGGACAGGCTGTCCGAAAGTACGGATAAAGCCTAATTCCTGCATTTTCTTGTCAACAAAAGCTGCTATCTCCCGTGCCTGCGCCTTTTTGCCGCTCTGCCTGTTGGAGTACACCTCGCACTGGTACATAAGCTGTGCGTGGTTTTCCCTGCATTCAGCCGTCTGCGAGGGAGCGTAGCAGCTGTTGTCCTGTTCCCACAAGCACACCGCCGGGAATTTCGCCGGGGTGTCGCTTGACGCGCTCACAACCGAAATGTCCTTGTATTCCTCGCGCAGGGCGGTCGCCACATAGTCAAACACCGTGCTTTCAATGTCAATCATGTGAACACTCCCTTTGCTGTCGGAATCACCAGCGCTCTCAGCTGCTGCGCCGTGTTGTACATGAACGGTCTGGACGGCATTCCCTTTGTCCATGCGACATAGGTGCCGTCTTTCAGCCGTTTTCTTGTGGGATTTGTGTCCCCGTCGCCGGACGGATACCACCAGCCGAGCTCCCCGTGACCGTTTACGTCATAGGACCAGCCGAGTATCGCCGGGTCAGGGTGGGGGCTTCGTGAGCCCTTAATGCCTGTGCCGAACTCCACATAAGCGGCATAGCCGCATGTGCACTTCACAAATCCGGTATTACCGCCGTATTCGCTGTGAATACCGTTCTGCAAAGCACCCGTCATGTGAATGTCGCCTGCTTCCACCAGCGCAATGTTCGCACCGATATCCGCAAGCTGCCGCACAAGTTCCTGCGCGTTTCGTTCGAGATTTGCGCGGTATTCCGCAAGCTCCCTCACCGCTTCGCGCACGCCGGAAGCAGACAGTTTAACCGTTATCCGTTTCATCTATCTGCACCCGCTTTATCGCGTACTGAACGGCGTTCAGGCTCTTTGCGACCGCCTTGACGATATACTGCTCCGTGCCGATATACACAAGTGAATTTTCGTTGATCGGACATCTGGTGTCGTGGGTTATCATCGTGCGGTCGTAGTCCAGCAGATTGCCGAACTGCTGCTGGGAATAATCCCCCTTGTTGGAGGAAACCGAAATCATCAGCGCCGTTTTGTCGCCGTATTTCGGTGCAAATTCGCCAGTAGCACAGCCGTTGTCGTCAGTAAGCTCCGCGTTCCCCAGATACAGCACGTATTCAACTGAAATCTGGTTGCGCTTCAAATCCCTCATTACAGCACCCTGCCTTTCGGTGTGACTTCCGAAAGAAGCTCCTCCGACACCCATGCATTGGAATACGCACGGCTCACGCCGTTCTCGCTGTGGGAAGTTTCTCCCTCAGCGCCCGCCTTTGCGTAGAGGTCAGCGGCTATGCGAAGCTGTAAATCGAGGTATCTGCTTTCAAGTTCGTCCGGAAAATCCTCGAACGGATATCGCCGCGCCATGATAGCGGCTTTCGCGGTGTCAAGATAACTTTCCGCTTCTGCGTCGCTTATCTCCGGCAGGCGGATTTTCAGCTTTTCTGTCTGCGTCATTGCCGCCCTCCGTTCTCTCAACTTCGTAGCCCATCGAGCCGAGAACAGCCGCTGTGTCTTTGCTGACATCAGCTATGCCGTTCTCAAACTCCGCAATGACCTTCCCGCAGGTCATCACGATACGGGCGTTGTCACCCTGATGTACTATCATGTCGCACCGAATGTTAACTTGCCGTGCAGCTTCTCGAAGCCGTGATCCAGACCAGCCTGTCCGAAAATCTGATACTTCCATGCCGCGCCGGTTTTATCGAGCGGTTCAAGGAAGAAGTTACCCTTGCCGGGAGTGGGCTGCTCGACCAGGTGAACGGCGGCGGGATTGAAGCACAGCGCGGTGCCCTGCGGCATTGTTCTGGAAAGCGCAATTCTGATTGTGCCGAAATCTGTCATCAGCTTCTGAATGTCGATGCCAGCCTCTGTTACGCCGGGCATGAAATAGCCGCTGCCCTCGTAGGCTTCGGAAATTGCAGCCTTGATATCAGAGTTGATAAGCAGCAGATAGCCGTCGATATCGGTGTTTGCGTCGTACAGCTTCTTGAAGAAACTCTTAAGCACGGAGCGGACGGTGGAAGAAGATACCGCTGCGGTCTCCTTGACGGCGTTGGTGACGATAGCCTCCAGAATACCTCTGGTCTGGTTCGCGTCGGTGTTGCCGGTGGACTTGTGATACTTGCCGTTAATGCAGGTGTACTCGATGTCGTTGCGTATCTTCTGCATGGTAGCGGCGGTCTGGAACTGCAGCTCAGACGTGGGGTTCTCAACCTGCCCTGCGATGTTCACGCCGGACAGCTGACCCATGTTGCTCTCACGCGCATAGGAAATCGCAATGGACTCCTGGAAAATCTGAGTTACGTTTGTTGCCTGAGAACGGGTAACGTTAGCCGCTTCGGGTGCGGTCAGCGAATCGCTCTCAGAGATCTTGGGCTGAGAGGGAGTGCCGAGTGCGTACTCCTGATTTACGGGAAATTCAACCGCATTGGTGGTCTCGGGCGCACCGATGAGGTTGAGAAAAGGTGTGGTGGTGATACTCTTGGTGTGAAGCGCACCGGAGTAGGACACCAGGTCAAAGTTCATGCCAGTTGCCATGTTTACCTCCGTTAGTCTGTGGGAATGTTCCTGGCGCTGTGAACAGCGTCCGCAGCCTTGATGATGTCAAGGATAGAGCCGTTCTGCACCGCCTTGTTGTACTGTTCCTGGGCGCTGGCGGTATTGCCTATCGCGCCGGGATTTGGTGCGGGGGTCTGCATTGCCGCCTGCTTTGCAGCTTCGGCAGCAGCCGCCGCGTTTGCGGAAAAAGAGCTTATGAGGCTGTCAGCGAATGCAAGCGACTTTCCCTCATCGTCGGACACAATGCTGTCCAGCAGCGGGGAATAGCACTCTTCCTTGATACCTGCCTTGACGAACTTCTCCTGCACCTTGGTGCGGTTCAGCAGACGCGTGTTTTCAGCCTTTATCTGTGTGGCTTCCTCCATGAGCTTCTGGTACTTTTCCTGCTCGGAAAGCTTGTCTGCCTGTTCCTTGTCGTACTTGTCCGCCTTGTCCTTGTAAGCGCCGAGCTTATCCTCGACCGCCTTTGCCTTGGCGTTGATTTCCTCGTGGTGCTTTGCAAGGATAGCTGAAATCTGCTCGTCTGTGATGTCGGGCATTAAGTCTTTGAGTTCCTGTCTTGTCATCGCTTTTACCTCCTGATAACACCGCGTAACGCTGCGGCGGCGAATTTTGTTGCATATATAGCAAAAGAGCCGCTCCACCCCGAAAGGTGAAACGGCTCAATGGCTCTGAAAATATTAAATTATAAGTACTGCACCGTGCAGCGGCAGTTGGCAATTTCCGACACATCTGCGCCCAGTGAACCATCGCACGGGAACATCATCTGATACCCGCCGACAATGAACGGCTGGTCTATCGGCACGGTCTGCCCGGAAGCTTCCCGGTGAGTATGCCGCACCTTGCTGTCCCCGAACGTTTTCCAGCGCTTACGGGTGAATCCCCGGCTGAGTGCCGCGTCCATCTGCGCCATGTTGCACATCGCATTGACTTCCGTCCGCGCGGTGTTCAGCATGCGGTCGTAAAGCGGGATATCGCAGCCGCCGACCGATGTGTCAAGTATCTGCGTGGATAATTCCACGGCGTGATTCCTAGCCCACGCCGAAGCGCTTCCCGCACTTTCCGCACCAAGGACTTCAAGGTACTGCGGGTAATATCTGTTGAACAGTTCAATGTAACTCCGTGCGAACTCGGCAGCAGCCGCCGCATAAAGGGCGGCGCTGTCAAGCTGGAAAGGAGAATATGCCAATGAACGTTGAATGGTGTCGTAGTATCTGAGCAGTATTCGCTGTAATGCAGCCGCCATGACTACCCGAAGGCGCTTTTCCGCAGAGGTTATGTCCATCTCCCCGAAAAAGATTATGTTGAGCTGGTCAACAGCGGCGAGACTATTCGCTTTCGCCATCGTCCGCACCGCCCTTTGCAGTCAGCTTTCTGAATATCTCGTCAAACTCGTCAGGAGCGCCGGAATCAGCATTATTCATGACCGCCGCCTTATCCTGTTCGCTCTGGTTCTTCCACTTTTCGAGATACTCCACGCTCTCAACATAGACCTGCTGCGGGTCGGAATACAGTCCGCAGTTTTCGATAGCGATACGCGGGTGTATTCCGGCTTCAAGCTGATTCTGCAAGCCCTGTGTCTTGGTAAGCAGATTATCGGTCTTGTTGCGCGTGAACTTTATGTCGATATCGTCAACGGTGAGGTCTGCGAAATCCGCAGGCACCGTTGACGATGTTGTGACCGTCCTGATGATTTTCAGCACGTTTTCAACGAACGCTTTTTCGCTTTCGTCAAACGACTGCTCAAACGACTTCGCCGCGGCTTCCGCCTGCGTCCAGCCCTCGCCGATAATGAGAGCCTGTCCGGTGTTGCCGCCTGCCGAAGCCTTGCGGTCGGGAACGGCGGCTATCTGGAGCATTTTCTGATAGAGGTCGTCGGCGTAGGTCTGCGTCTGTGTCTGGTCGAGTACGTTCTGCAGCATCTGAATGCTTGCAGGCATATTCGGCGCGGATTTTGTGCAGATACCGCCCTTGGCGGCAAGCTCCGCGAACTGTTCCTCGTCTATCTCCACGTTGTTGAACCACGTCAGCGACTGTATCTGCTGTTCGATACCGTCCGCGCGGTTGGAAGCGATGTTGTTCAGTTCGTCGATTATCCCGAGGACTGTTTCGAAGCAGCCCTGCCGCGTGGGATTCGCCCAGTATTCCGTGACAGGATTGAACACTATTTCGGATTCGCCGACAAGCACGTTATCTTCGAACTGCCAGCAGTGGCTGTCGGAATAAATCGTGTACTTCTTCTTCGGGATATCGGTGATATCGTCTATCATGTCGTCCGTACTGTAGATAACTGACAGCAGCACGCGTTTGGTGAAGTCGTTCGCGCGTATTGTGAACGTGCAGCGCGGGTCGCACACATATGTATGAAGTTCCGTGCCCTCATACAGCGTGATACGCTGCGCCACTCCGCAGATGAAAAGCCACTGCGCAAGCTCCCTGTCCTTGCTGGATTTGCCGAGCTTGTACATCAGCTTGTTCAGCGCCGCAAGGCTCTCATCGTCCGCCCTGTTGTTGGCGTCATCGAGGGTATCCTTGCCCCGGTAAACGTACTGCACCGGCTCGCCGAACGTGAAGCCGGTCTTGAAATTGGTTATCTCGGCGGCATGGTTTATTACGACCTTATTGTTTATCTCTGGCCGTACTTCCTTTGTGCGGTCGAGAATGTCCATGCGCCCGCGGTAGTAGTTATACAGCCGCTGGATATCGCAGACATTCGCGTTATGCACTGACATGGCGCGGTCAACTATCTGTTTCACGTTCTCAGCCGTGAAATTCCGCTCGGAAGTGTAGATACACCGCCTGCCGTAATTGTAGTTTTCCGTCATGCCTTTCCTTTCAGTTCAACAAGCTGTCCTGCCTTGCAGCGCTTGCAGTAAGCGAATATTACTCCGGAAGCGGAAACATCGGCGTCAAACAGCCGCTTTCCGCATACCGGACAGCAGATTTTGATAAACGTCAGCATTCCCGCCCTCCTTTTCTCCATTATATCACATATTTTCCTGTTTGTAACTGTATTCTTTTTGTGGTTGCAAGGGCGGGATTCGAACCCACGGATTCCAGCTAATGAGGCTGGCGAGATAGACCGCTTCTCCACCTTGCTATATTGAAATTCCAAACCTTACGCAGCCGCACTGTTGCACGACTGCGCCAGGAGGAAGGGCAGAGCAGGCGGTGAACACACAAGCCGCCAGCCCTGATATATCAAATCCGCGTTTCCGCGAAAATGAACGTGAATTATCGTCTCGGCAATGAAACCATGATAGAATGCGCCAGTTCATCAGACAGCGTCCTGAAATGCCTGCACTTCGGGCAGCGCCGTTTCATGCAGCCGCCGTTGATACCGCACTTATGGAGCGCACAGTAGAATTTCGGCTTTTTCCCGGTGAGTTTTCCGTTCAGAAGCAGGAATTTCGTCATGCTACCACCGCCGTTCTATCACTTTGACTGAACACAAGCCATTGTCGCGATAGTCCATCGCCATCGCAAGGCTGTCCGGCGCGTCGTCGTGCTGTTTCTTTGCTTCAACGGAAATACGGCAGAGTTCGTTCATCGCCTTGTCGTACATCTCGCCCCGCGCCTTGTCAGAACGGAACACCAGCCGCGACTTTATATCCGAACTCCAGCGCACTATCCTGTCCATCTTGCTGGATTTCGTGGAAGCTCTCTGGCTCTGAATCGACATCTTGTAATTTCGCTCGCGCAGGGACTTGTCGATTTCCTCCGCGTACTCCGTGCCGCCGACATTCGCTTCAAAACGCGCCCTCGCAACATTATTGCGGGCATAAGCCGCGCAGACAAGCGGTTGTGTGACCGACTTATCCCCGGTGGAGAACACCCAGTCATGCACATACCCGGTATCGCCGAACCAGTAGATTATCGGCGCGGAAAGGCTGTCCCCGCCGCCCCATGCGACGTCCACCACGGACATGATGTCGCATTCGCCGTCCGGAAGCACGCCGTTGTAGTAGTTCAGCTCGTCCCGTTCAAAAAGCAGTCCCTCGCGCACATACGGGTCGCCCATGTACTTGCAGGACCATGTGCAGGGGTCGATACTCGCTTTCATGTCCTGATAGTAAGCTGTCGAAAATCCCAGCCCATACGGATAATCGAAGTTGCTTTCGCCGTTTTCGTTCAGCGCCGGAATGACCGTGAATCTCGCTTTCGGGTCATCGCCGTACTGCTGCTGCAAACGTCCGATAACATCTCCGACCGCCCATCGCGTACCGATATGAAGCTCCCGCGCGCCGTCTTTCTTGCGGTCTTTAAGCTGGTTCAGATAAGCGTCGTACTTGTTCTGCAAACGCTGCGGATTGAGCGCTTCCTCCAGATCCTCAATGATATCGTCCACATAAAGCAGATTTCCGACTTCCACCGCACCTGTCAGCGTACCAGTTACGGAACGGCATGTCAGGGTAGGAAAGCGCCGCTTGTGGTTGACTGAAATACTCTCGTCCTCCGAGGACACCGCAACGACCTTTGCTTTCGGGAATACGTCATGCCAGAGATAGTCCGGGTCGCTAAGAATATCAAGGCATTCTTTGAAGAAGCCCTTTGTCAGCTTGTCGGAGTGCCCGGACATTACATTCGCCTTGTCCGGCTCGCGCCCCATCAGCCATGTGACATAAAAGATTCCGAGAGTACTGTTGTGAGTTGGAATAAGACGTTTGCCCACGCAGTATACACCGCCGTCAACGGAAATGCAATTGCCCTGTTTAGGCGCTATCTTCTCGAAACCGCTTATAGCAATTCTTCTCTGTGGAGAAAATTCTCGGAGCTGTTTCCTTTCAAGCTGGCATGGAATAAAGCACGTCGGGTTGAAAGAAATCACCCAATAGGTGTGTCTTCCTTGAATGCCGCTGCTTGACAATCTCGGCTGCTCTTTCTTAACCGAGCACCTCCAGCCAAATGTTGATATCAATGATATAAAGCTATCTCTCAATGCAGGCTCAGCTGTTGTAAAATGAAACCTGTGTTCTTTTGTCACCAAGCAACCGTCTGTATCAAGCAATCCGGCAAGTAACCATAGCCGCTGGTCGAAACTTGCGGTCAGATATTCTTCCGGAATATGCTTTTCCACTCTCCGTCTGCTATGGCACATACCTAGAGATTGCAATGGAGCACGCAGCGATTTGAAACCGTAGTATTCAACGCCTGTGTCCTTGTGTGTGGCATGCCATGATATCGGATATCCGTCTGCGATTACTCTTTCAATAATAGCACTGTCTGATTTATCACCGCAGATATCAGGGTTGCTGTTTCTTCCATCGCCCAGCCAAGCGCCTAATGTGTATGGCTCGACCGGAAGTTTCTTGTATTCGCCGATTTCCGGGTATTTTGGCGGAAGCAGATAAAAATACCTGTGGCTTCTCGTGTTCGGAACACCGCCCTCAAAATCACGAAACATTGCCTTCGTTTCCATCACGCAATATCTCTGCTTATGTCGGCTGAAAACCACCCACTCGTGATTTTCGTGAACATCAACATAAGTGCCGTCAGTGAACTTGACGCGGGTATCAGCATAATCCTTGGGGAACACATAATTCACTCTGACAAACTCGCCGTTTGGAGATATGACATAATCGCCTATCTTCAAATCGCCGTGCTTTTTCCAGCCGACCTTGGTGAGAACTGGCGTATCGTCAGACACGAGTTTCCCTACTCTTGGTGGAAGAGATATCGTCAGCAGTTCGATTCTGCCGTCCGCTAAATCCTGCAAATCATCAACAACAGGTTTCAACACGTTCATTCTCGGCACATAGAATTTCTTCTGCGGCTCCCTGTCCCACTCCACATAGAGAAGATAGTAATGGAACAGGTGCGGTGCCAGCATGAGCGCCGCCTTTTTCGCAAGCTCGTAGAACTTGATAGCGGTCTGCTGGTCAGACAGCGCAAGCTTTACTTTCTGCTGCGCCGCGATGTCGTATATGCGCTCGTAATGCGGACGTGCCTTTTCAAAGTCCGTTTCCAGCCGGACGGTATCGAAATACAGCGACAGGTTATCGTATGTGCTGATATCCCGTTTGGAAGCACGCCTGATAAGCTCCGATGTTTCCACATTTCCTCCTGAAAACAAAAAAAGAGCCACCCCGACCGTAAAGGTCAGAAGTGGCTCAAAGGCTCTGAAAATATTCTGTTGTTCTGATTATAGCACGGATTTTCCGGACTGTCAAGGGTTTTCGCGAAAGAATACAGTTACGCGGTCTGCTTCCATTCTGCGTAGCGGTTCTGGAATGTGCTCAGCGCTACTCCGGCTTCCTTTGCGGCGGCTTTATAGGTGAGTTTCCCGGCGGCAAGCCTGCGGAATATATCATCGTCAACTTCCTTGCGCGGTCTGCCTACTCTCCAGTTTGGGTCAGCAGCGGCAGCAGCTTCCTTGCCAGCCTGAGTGCGCTCCAGAATGGTGGCACGCTCGAACTCCGCAAATGCAAGCAGATTTGTAACGATAAGCCGCCCCATTGGCGTATCCTCCACCAATCCCATGTTCATGATGTGGACCTTAACGCCCCTGTCAAGCAGGGTAGTGATATAGTTCAGCCCATGCTGAACGGAGCGCGCGAACCTGTCCAGCTTGCAGACTACCAGCGTATCGCCGCGCTGGAGCTTCCCGACAAGTTCGTCGAACAGCGGACGCTCCTTTGCGCCGGAATAGGCTTCCTGCACTATCCGCGCGCCAGGATAGCTGCCCAGTATCTGCCTTTTCTGTTCTTCCAGGGACGTGCCGTAGCGCTGCTGTCCCTTGCTGGATACACGGCAATAGCCGTAGATCACGTTGGGTCACCTCTTTCCTTTCGCCGCCTGAATCAGTATCAGGAACGGCATGAGCAGGATGTAGAGTAATTTCATGGTTGATTCACCTCACTTGTATATCTGTCCCCGGTTTCCTGCGTCCATGATAACGACAGTGAGAACATCGTGCTCAACTCGATATATAAGGCGATAATCGCCAACGCGGAGCCGAAAATGTCCTGTTTCACCTTTCATCTGTTTTATATCGCCTTTTTCCGGGAGCATGGATATCGCCTTTAATATCCGTTTTTGCTGGTCTGCCGGTTGTTTCCTGATGAACTTTGCAGCCGGCTTCTCAATGATGATTTTATAATTCGTCAAGGTTTATTCCGAGCTCCTTTGCAAATTCATCAAGTGTTACACTGTCGTGCTTATGCGGGTCAGCGTCATTCCGGTAATCATCAAGCATTTTCTGACAGAATGCGTCATCCTCCGCTTCTTCGTTAAGCATTTTCTTCACGCTTGCCAGCAGAGCGCACACCTGCACTAGCTGTTCCTCGCTGAAACCGTCTATCATATTGTAGATCATTTCCTTGGTGCTCATGGTTCGTTCACCTCCTGTTACCTCCAGATAGTCTAATGGGGCTACATTGCTGCAGCCCCGAGTTTTTAATCTATGCGAAAGGCAGGCTAAAAAGCCATCTTCCGCAGAAAGCCGGAAATCCGTCTTTCACTGTTATTATACCCGATTACCGCCAATGTGTCAACCGTGATTGTGCATGAATTTTCTTACGGTTTTTTGAAACTTTGTTCACAACGATTGCGCTATTCCTCTGTTGACGCTTCGCTGTTCTCAGCCTTCTTCTGCTTCTTCCCACGCCCGTCGGGAAGCCCGGACGGTTCGAGGACTGCCTTGCTGAAATTCTTTCCGTTATTCTGGCAGCCAGTAGAGAAGTTGGGGTCGGGTTCAAGCACTATCGCGCCCTCTCTGCGCTTTCCGCTCTGTTTGGGCTGTATTACGACCTCATATCCCATTTTGTCAATCCATTTAAGCATGGTGCCCGCCATAATTTTGTTGTTGAGCGACCCTCCGACCGTTCCCTGAGATTTTAGCCCACACATTTCGGCAAGCCTTTTCTGTGTTGTGTTCGTTGCTTTCATTACTGCTCTAATTGCTTCTTCAATCATCATATTCGTTTTCCTCCCGCCCGATATGTTTTGCTTTATTTGTATTATATCAGTTGTGTGCGATTTTGTCAACCCCCGCAGCCTTTTTTTGAAAAAATTTTATTCGAGGGGTTAAGAGATACCCTCCCGGGGTCGCCCTGGCAGACCCCCGGGGTACCCCTCCGGCGGCGGCAGTTCTCCGGATCCGGAGGGGCGGCGGCAGGTGGGCGGGGCGCGTGCCGCTCCTGCGGAGGGTGGCGAGGACTAGCGCGGCGGGTCCCTGTTTCCCTTTTATATAGTACTCCTGCACCGAGGACGGCGCTCCTGCTGATTCCGTTGTGATTTTGCACAAAACAGCATACCGAGAAATCTTGAATTTATGGCACAGAGTACAAAATCGCACAAGTCCGATAAAATCTTGTGAAAATCTCTTGACAATATCGGACGTGTGCGATATAATACAATCACAAACGAAAACCAAGCCGCCGAGGGGCTGAAGCCTCGGAGAAATGGAGTATATACCATGACCAGACATTTTAACACCTTCGACCAGTACAGCGAGTACTACAACGAGCACGAGCACCGCGCCAACGACGTTGATGTAGTAGAGTACAACAAAACGAAAAAGCCGCACACCGACGCAGACGGTGAATTCACCTGCAAGAACCGCCAGACCGCAATTAAGCGCTTCGCGAAGGCTACCGGCTGGGAGTGGGCTCTTATCGAAGCAGAATGCCCCATTTACGCTAAGAACCTTTCAACCGACTGCGACAGCGTGACCGCCGAGGAAGTAGAACCGGGTGTGTGGTATGTGGCAGCCCGCTACTACAAGGACGCCGCCCCCGCTGAGACCAAGACCCCCGCCGACATCATCGAAGCAGCGACCGCAGCCATCGAGAACAAGCCCGCCCGCAGCGCATGGGCGCACGGTGTCAAGGCGTGCGCACTCTCGCAGGCGGCGCGGCTCGTCTGCGAGGCAGTAGGGGAGGTGATAGCATGACCGCAATCGAACTTAACGCCGGAGCGCTCAAGCTCCACCGCGACCGCTACGACGACACCACCGAAAGCACGCTTGTAAATATCCTCTGGGCGTGTGAGGAGCGTGACACCTACTTAATCGGCGAGTCGTGGGCGCTCGTCCCGTACGGCGGCATTGAGGCATACACCCTGCACAATATCCGCCTTGATGTCTGCTATACTCTCGACACGCGCGATATTGAACGCATAGCGCGCGGCGGCGTTGTCACCCTCCAGCCCCACGCCCCCGAAGATTGGGAGCGTGAGGAGATAGAACGCGAGGAGGTGGAGGGCGCTTGATGCTGCTTTATATCCTGCTCATGCCGTTCTTGATACTCATTGACGCGGCGAAAAACTCCAAATGAACACCCGCCCCGATAGGCTCGAAGCCTGCCGGGGCTTTTCTCTGCCTCCGGCTCGGTGGAGTGCGCCCGCGTTTTCCGGGGCGATTTTCTGCACCGCCGCGAAACACCCCCGAAATCGTGCGTATACGGCGTGTTTATATTGAGGGCATACAGTATACTCCTAAAGCGCAAACGTGCGTTTAAAGGGCAATTCCGGCGCAAATAGAGGCATTCCCCGCGCCGCCTTGATACGGCCGCCCGCGTTCTCGCCCGTGCTCGCAGATCCTCGGCGCTGCCTGCTGCCCTCCGAGCCAGCGCCGCCCGGCGTTCCTGCTGCCAGATCTGCCACCCAGACAAGCGGCACGCCCTCTCCGGAACTGTACGCAAATTCCCGCACGGCTCCCTGCGCATGCCCGGAATAGTCGCAGGGCAGTCGCGGAATAGTCGGCGAATAGTCGTGAAATAGTCGGCAATAGTCGCATGCCGTGTGAGAATCATATATATTATAATAATGTAGATAGAAAGGAAAAGAGAAGATATAGTATATCTCATATTATCTCCGCACATGGTAGTCGCAAGCACATTTGCGTTTTAAGACACCCGTGCGGCTCTGTACGCAACGAATAGTCGCAAGGCATAAAAAACTATACCCCCAGAACACAAACGTGCGTCCTAGGGGCAATTCCCACGCAAATACGCGCTATTCTGTTTTCGTGTCCTCTGTGCTGTCCTCGATAACTACTTCCTCGGATAGTCGGCGTTCTATTTCCTGCCTGTCCACGTCAGCACCGAAGATGTTCTTCGCCTGCACCACAACGTCCTGCTGGTCTTTCATGCCGTAGTAGTTCTTCGCACGGAAGATATATGCCACCGGATTTATCATGCCTTTTAACACCAAATCCGCGTCAATAGCGGCTAAAATGTTCTTCGCCCTTTTTATGACTCCTGCACGCGTGTCGCCTTTAGTCCCATGTCCCCAGTCCAAAACTGTATTTATATCGGCGCCTAATGACAGGCACATTTTCTCAACTGTGGGCAATCCGCCGTTCTGGGCGTAATACATGAAGAAATCAGCGAGGCGTTCTACACATTCTTCGTCAGACTTTACGATAGGCTGCTTGAAATCGCGAGAACATTCGGCCACAATAGCGCTCATGGTGTCTGCCGGGAGTTTCGTTGTGTCGATATTCACGGCAGGCTTGTGATTACCCGCGCCGGGACGTTTGCGTTTTACAGGCTTGTTGTCGTTCTCACTTGCCATTGATGATACCCTCCAGTCTGCCCAGCGCGATGGGGCGCAGGCGGTAAATGTTCTCTATGCAGTAATTCATTGCTTCCGCAACGTCGCTCCACTGCATATTCTCGATGTAACGAAGCTGCAGCAGTGTGCGGAGTGTGTCCGGAAGTGTGTCCGCGATAGTCGGGTCCGCTTTGTACGCCGCGACTACCGCAGAATAGTCGTACTTGGGTTTGCTCATGTATTACCTCCGTTCTGGGGTGGAATTAACCCCGTCATAATGCCGAACATCTTCTTGCAGTTCTCGCATTCGCCCTTGACCGCGTTCGTGTACACCTGCTGCAGCGCTACCGTGCGCCTGAAATAGTCGTGGGCTATCGCTTCGCCGCGTTCCCATGCGTCATAGTCGCGGAGTGCCTGCGCCTTTTCGCGCTTCGCCTGCTCAACGCTGATGAGTTTCTGCGAAAACGCCTTGTAGATGTTCCGCGCTGTTGTGTAGAGAGCCTGTGCGGACAGCCGCGCGTCCTCCGGGAGCGGTTGGCGCGTCCGCGCAAGCTCGAATATGTCATTTCCTGTCATATTACCTCCGTTCGCGCAATGTGTAACCAGTTGTAACCGAAAGAGTTCACAAACTGGTTACGCTTTTTGTGGCTTAACAATACGGGTTCACAAGGTGCGTAACCGCCGAAACCACTGTAACCGCCGACTTTTCCTACACGCGTAGAATATTTTTTAGTTTCACATTCAAACAAACGCAAATGAAAAATATAAAACATATAGGGTGTATCTGAGTTTGGGTGTTACGGTGGTTACGCTCACACTTGTGCATTATCTTTTCTGCTAGAAGTCGGGATAGTCGTCAGCCGCGCTGTTATCAGCTTCATCGGCATTTTCGCTCATCAATGTGAGGTGAACGCACCTTGTCGGCACTGTTCCTATCCGCTTTAAAACGCTCATATGCTTCTTGTCGGTGCGTCTGATAAGCCCACGGTCAGCCAGCCAGGACAGCAGGGAAGCAGGGTTAAACCCGCCCTCGCTGCATATCTGCTCGAATTTCAGCTTGATTATGTACACGGTGTCATCGCAGAATTCGCCCCAGACTTCCATGTTTTTCTCGGTCAGTCCAAACTTGTTCTGGTTCTGCGTGATGTACTCGCAGACATACTCGTAAGCCCGCTTATTCACGCTCACATCGTCCTTGGATTTGAGATAGGGCGCAATGTCAGCGGCAGTCAGCGCGGGTCCGTCAAGATAATTCTCGGTTATCAGCCAGTCGGCGGTGAGTATAAGCGCGCCGGACTGCGCCTGCTTCTGCGCGATGTTGTACTGTCTGACAAGCTCGTCCGAAAACGCCTTGAATTTCTCCTCCAGGCGCTCCATAACGCCCTCGGACATGATTTCGTTAACGAACATCTGCCCGAAGAATCCGTAGACGGATTTCACGAAATTTGCGACGTCACGCGGGCTGTCAAACTCCGGGCGGCTGTCGTCCCCGAAGAACTTGTCCTTGCACTCTATCTCGATAACGCGGTTGACTGAGCCGCCGCCGGAACGGCTGGAATTTATCGGGCGTTCTCCGGTGGATATCACGCAGTTACGCCACTCGGACGTATTGTCGATACCGCCCATTTTGTTGCCGCGCGTGCGCCCGCAGCCCTCCGTCAGCATGTAGATGGTGTTGTCCATTTCGCGGCGGCTGTCCACGATCTGGAGCTCGTCCACGATATACGGCAGCGAGTTGTAGAACGCCGCAGTTTTCTCCATGCCAACGTATGTTGAGTTGAATGTGGAGATATACGCGCCAAGCTCCGGGTTTCCCCAGCAGGAAGCCGCGCACATCGCAAGCACGGTCTTTGCGCTCTCCGTTTCGCCCCAGAGGTGCACCCAGAAGCAGTTGCAGCCCAGCGGTCTGACAAGCACCGAAGCCAGTGACGCAGCGAAAACCATGCGTGCTGCAACGCTGTTTCTGCGGATATTCTTGTTGATAAACTCAATCCACTTATCCCAATCACCTGGCTTGCCACGCCGTTTCACGCTCTCATAGCGCTTCTTGTACTCAACTTCACCATCAAAGGTCAAGCCGTCTGTGTAGGGCGCGAATTCGGTTTCTTCACCGCGCTTTATCCAGCCAAGCCGCGTTACGCACTCGACTTCCGGGAGAAGGTCGCCGGAAAGCTGCTCAACATCGTAGAGGTAGTTGACAAGGTTCCGCGCCGTTTCGGAAGTCACGACGATACCGGGCTTGGAAAGTTCGGTTATCTTGTTCGCGACCGAGATAGTCGTGCGGTCAACGATAAGTTCGCGCCAGTATTTGCCCTTGAAATACGCAAGCTTTATCTTCTCCTCGCCGGTGTCGATGTTGGTGTAGCGTGCGACAGGCATTATCGGGTGAGGACACGCCCAGACAAGCCCGCCTTTTTCGCCCTGCGTGCGCACTCCGGAAGCGTCGCACACCCACTTACCGCAGGGAAGCGTCACAGGCTGCAACGGGAAGTTGGTGTAGTTCCCGAGGTCGTCTGCAACGTCCTTGCGGCTCTCTGCGAACGCCTTGTACAGCGTGGGAAAATTCGTTACCCTGCACTTCTTTGCCTGGTCGGTCATTTCTGCGAGCAGGCGCTTCTGCTTGAATTTATCGTCCTTGAACATGTAGAGAAATTCGTAGGGCTTCTCGCTGTCCAGGAAGTCATCGCGGGTGTATTCGCTGATATCCGGGTAAATCTCGCTCATTGTTTCGGCAGTTCCGCTGCTGACACCATCGCCGAGCAGCTGGCTTGCCTTTTCGATATCCAAGATATCACTCCTTTCTCGCTGCCGTCATTTCCTTGTACGAACGCCAGTAGTAATAGAACACCTCCAGCATTCGGGCGGCGGTCTGGCGCTTGTCCTCAATGAACTGCACATCGAAGTGATAGCGGCTTCCGGTCTGCCATGCTTTTAGCGTGGAGTACACCATCGCGCCGATATCGGTTTTCACGCGCTGCGGGCTTGCTTTCATCTGCCATTCTGGGACGTGGTAGGCTCTGAGCGCTTCCCAGCTTCCCACGCCCTCGATGAACAGAGTAAGCTGCTTCGCAAGCTGCGCAGCGCTGTACAGTTCCTTTTCTATGCGCCCCCGGTCGCTGGTCACGTTGTTGTATATCTCGTCCACGTTCGCCTTGCGCTCCACAACGCAGGACATCGAAAAGTCGCGTCCGTCTGCGGTGAACGAATAGTCGCCGTAGTCGAGTTTGCGTTCCTCGTGCTTCACGCCGAGCTTGTCCAGCGCTTCGATGATGTGGGCGTTCTTCTGTTCCCGCGTATCGTGGAGGATAGTCACGGTTTTCAGGAAAGTTTTTTTGTCAATCGGCATGCGTCCATTTCCTCCTCTTTTTCTTCTTTGGCTTTGGCTTTGCCGCCGCGCCCTTTGCTTCATAATTCGAATATGTCCTGCTGTCGAAACAAAGGTATTCGCCGCGGAATGTGTCGTAGCAGATACACTCCGCAGCGTGTATGCAGCGGTCGGCTTTGGGGCAGGGGTTAGGGTGTGGTTTCATCATCAGTCTTGGCTCCCTCGTTCCACACGCTAACTGCTTCTTCTACGGTGTTGCCCCACACTATTCTTCCGCAGCTGATGATGTCGAAGCAGCGTATCACCCATTCTCCGTCATTGTTCTGGTCAACTATCGGTGCAATTCCCAATCCGCACCGACAGCGTTTAAGAGTTACTTTCATTTGTATTAGCCCTCCTTCTGTTCGCGACGGATCCGGTGGCAGCTCCTGACTATCTCATTATAGCAGCTTTCGCAGAGGTCGATTCTTGCCCACCTGTATTTTACGCCTATTATATACCCGAGCGTATCTCTTACTTTGTGAGATTCCATGCGTTTAGCTTTGAACATAAATCCATCTTTGGCGTTCATCTCGCCGCAGATATCGCACGACCTGCATTTTACTTTAGCCATTATCAGCCCTCATGTTCGTTTGCCGTGCAACGTTGTCCGCCTTTCCTTTTCTTCGTTTCACGCCCGCACATTTCCGTGTTTTTTCAGTTATCTGTCTGTTGTACACGTTTGAGCAGTATTCGAATTTTGCGCGTATAATGCCCTTGGCTCGTTTCATCATTTGGCATCCGCCCTCCTGTTCCAAAACTCAGCAATTGTCTTACGTTTATTTTCTTCGGTATCATTTTCATAAACTTCTACCGCGTATGGCGAGGCGCCGCATTGTTTGCATTCGACCGTCATTACATCGAAAGCGGTCCCTTTTAAGTGTGTAGGTGTTCTGTAATATGCCTTGCCCCCGCAGAACGGGCAGGGCTTTAATTTGGTTTCAGGCATTCTTTCACCTCCATTGGGCAACTCATCGGCTTGCAACCAATCGGGCAAGAAACCATGTACGTGCCCATGTTGTAATAGGTTTCCTGATACTCCTTCTTAGCTATAGGGCAGCTTTCGCATTTCCCAACTTCAAAGCTGTCTGGCGCATTTAATGTCACAGATAGGGAAACTTTTTTTCATGCTTTGCCGCCTCCGTCCATCTTAGCACCGCAGCCTTTATCAGACAGCGCCGTGAGCTGCGCTATGAGTTTATCAAGTGTCATTTTTGTCACCTCCAAAATATAACTCCCGTATCGTTCTCCCGTCCTTTCTGGGAACGTAGTCCATGAAATCACAGGAACGATACACGAATCGATTGTTGCACCAGCGCTGAAGATCTCTCAGCTTACGAGGCGCTATGGTTTTCCGGTATATTCGGATATCCGGGTCAAGCCCTATGCTCTGTATGAGCCTGACGCGGTGTAAATCCTCCTCGAATGTCGTGTTAAAGTTGGTCAGCACATAAACATAGGCATTGCGCTTTTTCGGATCATAGCCCACAACGTCAACGAACGTCTGCAAGCCTTTGACAATCGCTGCTTCATTCTTCATGAAATCGAAAGCGAAATGCCACATGCTACACTTGACTTGCCTGAGCATTAAGGCAACTTCCGGGGTGATGAACCGTGCGTCCAGCCCCTGAGTGAAATCTACGCTTGCGCCGCTGTCAATAAGCTGTTGTAATAATTCGTTCCGGTCACGGCAGGCAAGGAGATTAGCGTCAAGCAGTTTGATATTTTTCTGCCCTCGCCACCATTCCGAAAGGTCGGCGACTTTTCGGGAACACAATCCCTCTTTCTTGCTAACTATGCAGAAGTCACAGTTGTTGCAGCAGCCGCGTGTGAGGAAGCCATAAGCCGTGTCTTTGGTGTATTCCGGATAGAGTGAATAATCCGGATAGATATGCTCAATTTCCGATGGCAGGTCTTTATCACGGTCGCGGTGATAGATTTCCTTGCCGTCCTCTACCGTAATTGCAAAACCAGTTCCGCCGAATATTATCTCGTCGGCGTTGAACACTGTACTGTCCATCTGGCTGTACTCGTCTCCGAACACCTTTGAAACATACACCTTGTCGTAATGCGTGAAATGGTCAGCGAACTCTACTATATCGCCCTGTGCCTTGTGCCACGCTGATATTTTCATCAACGGAAGATTCGGAAAGTGGCGACTATCGACGTCGTATAAGCCTATTCGCATGGTGTTCCGTCCATCTTAGCGCCGCAGCTGGGACAGTAGCGGAAATGGTCTGCGTGTGACGGGTCAGACCAGTAAGCTGTGCACACCGAACACCTCATGTGTATATAGCCAGTTTCAGAATCGGGTTCCTTAAACCTGATCCAACGTCCATGCACCACCGGCGCAACATCGGCGGCAGGCTCATAGTCAATAACCTGGTCGATTGTCGCGGCGATAAACATCGGGCAATTTTCGTCGGAGCATACGTCCATTAACACCTTTCTTATGCTTTCGCGGTCTATGTATTCACTCATTCTTCTGTATCCTCATCAACGAAATCCTCGCCGAAACACTCCCGGAACATATCAGCCGACAGCTTGTACATTTTCTGGTGCCGTTCCTTGCTGTCTGTGTACTTCCCGGAATTGTGCGCGAGCTGTGTTATCTTTCCTCTGCATGTTTCAGCGGTGCACTCGCCGTTGTATTCGGCAAGGCAACCGCTGCATTCTTCGGTGTGTTTGCTCATTCCCGCTCACCTCCATTGCGTTTCAAAGCTTTGCGAGCAGTTGCAGACACAGTGTCATCCATAACGCTGCCAAGATATTTGTCGCACCGTCTGCAATAGGCTTTACCGGGGCAAGCTCTGCTCTTGTAATTCAGCCCCTCGTACAGAGTGTCGTTATCCGCTTCCGCACCGTCGAAACACGCGTTATAACGTAACACGCCATAGACGTATTCTTTGGTGTAGTATTCCGAGAAGCCGCAAAACGGGCACTCGGTTAAGTCAGAAAACTTCATTTCCCCATCGCCTCCACATAGCACCACGACTGCGGCGGTCGTTTCAGCGGTCTAAAAGGATAGCTGCTGTTTGTGCAATCCATATCACGCTCATGCTGATTAACCATGTCACACTTCCAGAACTCGCAATTGGGGCAATCTTCGTCACAAAGGGTGCCAAACTCGCTAAGCGCTTTCGGCTTGTTGTAGATTTTCAGTTCCGAAATGTGCCAGCCATATAATTTCCCATATCCCCACCTGCGAAAGGCATAGTCGTTAAGCTCTTCAGCGGATAAGCAACTGCTTGCCAATATATAATCCCCATACGGCTTGTTGATAGGGTCGATACTACTTAGGGGATAATACGTGCAGATTTCGTCGCAGATAAATTCGCCGATGACTTTCTGTTCGTTGCCGTTTGAATACGGCGATAATGTTTTAATGAATACCGGCTTTCCGTGATAGATTGTGCCGTAATTATCATCGCCGTCTTTCATTACATCAAGCAATTTATCTTTGGATTTGATTTGATATATGTAGCACTTGAATGGTGCTTCAATCTTCGGTCTGGTCTTGCGCACCTCGACCGTTTTCTTACCGTTCGCGATAAGAGCACACCATTTCGGCTGCACGCTAAGCAGCACTGCTTTTTTATTCATCGCGGTTCACCTCTTTTTGTTTCCCTTGTGCTTCTGCTTCCTGCTCCGGCTCTTCTTAGCCGCGAACCTCTTGAAATCGCTTTCAGCGCGTGCACGTTCCTCGCTGCGCTCAATCCAGCGCATGGTTTCGGCGATTTCTGTGTATACGCCTATGAATGCACTAATCACTTTTGCTCACCTCCATTGCTTTCTCGGCTTCCGCACGATTTAAGAACCATGATTTCCCGATGTAACCAACAGGGAACTCTCCGTCCTTGATATATACCATGCCATCGCTACGCTTCAGGCATATATCTTCGCAGACGTAAGCTCCGTGCTCGCCCGGCTCCGCCGGAATCACGCAAAACAATCTGGTTCCCTTGCGAACTATGGACTTATCATAATGACTTCCGCCTCGCATTGCGTTTTGTTCACGTCTCTTTCGATTGTACTTTTCCCGGCAGTACCTGCAGGTGGTTTTGCCATCGTCAGCCGGTCTTTTTCCGCATTGCGTGCAGAGGTTCGCTTCTTTACGGCGCACATACATCCGCTTGTTTGCTTCGGCAGTTCGCCGACTGATGTCGCCGAGCTGTTCAGCGTTCATCCTGCTCTTTCTGTCAGCTGCATATTCCCTCATCTTCAGCCTGCATTCCAGGCAGGTCTGATACCCTTTTTGTATTGCCGTTTTGTGGCATACGGGGCAGATCCCGATACTCTTGTACCACTGATACTCTTCTTTACGGCTCATCACCGCTCACCTCCAGTAGTTCCGGCGTGTCGTGAATGTTGCCGACGACCTCGAATTCGAATTTAGCGCATATCGCATAATGCAGGTCATGTTTCGTCTTGCAAACAAATCGTGGCTCTTCTTCTAACCAGTATGTTACGCAGCCTGTAAATGAACCCGAATGTGCTTTCACATGCACGATATCCCCCTCGAAAATCTTCACGCCGTTCTTGTCCGTCAGCCCGGTGAACCGACCGAGAGTATCCGGAATTACTGTATGAGAACAATTCTCAATGTTGCTTTCAGAATCGTAATATCTTATCTGGTGTTCACCGCCGTGTGTGATATACGGGAATCCCTTTACCCACTCGCCGTTGTCAGTCCGCTTCCCACGGAAAAGTATCTCACGCGTCATATCACTTTACCTCCGTGCTTATGCGGCCTGGTCTTGTTGAACTCATGCTTTTCAGCAATCATCGCGCCGATATCAATGCCGTACTTTCCGCACATATCCAGTATGCGGATAATCACGTCAGCCAGCTCGGAGGGAATACCCTCCGGCTTGCCGCCCTCGCTATAATAGGTTTCGTCCGGCTGGTGTCCCTTACGGTATTCCTCCAGTGCTTCCGAAAGTTCCGAGTGGCAGAGCGCTATCAATTCGCCGAAGCTGCGCTCCTCGTCCCACCAGCCGTGATTTACGGCGTTTTCGTGGACGTTCTTTGCGAAAACTCTCAGTGTTCTGCTTAGTAATTTCCCCATTCCATTCATCGCGTTACTCCTCTCAGAACGGATAATCATCATTGCTTGCCGCTGGGTTTTCGGCCGGAGCACTCGGCACGGGCGGCTGTCCCTGCGCGGGTCTGGAGGTATTGCCGCCGTCCTCGCGCTTCTCTCCGGTGAATGAAACATGGTCGGCGATGACTTCATACCAGGTCGCCTGATTACCGTTCTTGTCGGTGTAGGGGCGGGTAGTCATTTCACCTTCGACAAGAATCATGCGTCCCTTGCCAAAGTACTTCTGGACAAACTCGCCGGTCTGTCTCCATGCCACGATGTTGAAGAAGTCGGGCTTCTTTTCCTCGCCCTGCTTCTGGAATCTGCGGTCAACCGCAATGCGGAATGTGCAGACTGTCACTCCCTGCGGAGTTGTTTTCAGTTCGGGGTCAGCCACAAGGCGACCCATGAGAATCATTTTGTTGAACATTTTGTTCTCCTTTGTTGAAAAAATAATCTTTGCTTTGCCATTCAATGGAACGCCTAGCAGTGTAATGCTATGCCCTTGCCGAACCGTGACATGCAGTGCCGTTGCTTCACAACGCGGAGCGTTTCGCAACTCAGCCTTGCCATCGCGCTAATTTGCTTTGCCGTTCCCTTGTTGTTCTATGCTACGCCTTGCCCTTGCATGGCTAATCCGCGCATAGCCATTGCCTTGCCATACAGTGCCATTCCTCGCCGCTGCAACGTCTCGCCACACAGTGCCTATGCTCCGCAAGTCATTGCGCCGCCACGCTCCGCCACTGCTGTGCCACGCCATACCGTAGCAGAACATCGCAATTCCGAGCCAAACATTGCCGCTGCAATGCTCGGATTCGCGTACATTGCCTTGGCGTTGCTTTGCAGCACTCAGCGCTGCCTTTGCTTCGCTACGTTTAGCGCTGCTGAACCTTGCCGTTGCACTACTGAACTGTGTCACGCCACACTATACCATTGCTTAGTCATGCTTGTCTACACATTGCCGCTGCCGCACTATTCTTTGCTCCGCTCAACTTCGCCTTTGCGATACATCTCGGTGCTTCACGACGCTGCGCCTTACCTCAGCTTTACTAAACACAGCCATTGCTTTTCAGAGCAGCTCACTACTTAGCCTCTGCGCCGCTCCGAGTTGCGTGACTATGCCGTGGCATTGCCACGCAAGCCGCGGCTCTGCCGTACCCTTGCTCAGAGCACCTGGAACGTAAATTCGAATCTGCCCTTGCCGGAATTACGCCACTGGCCGATACCTTTGTATTTGCCATACTCCAGCCATTCGCGGAGCATATCAACATCTTCATCGACCATGCAGAGAACGTCGAACTCGCAAGTTGTCCCCTGCGGGCATACCTCGCTGTTCGCAAGCGCGATTCTCTCGCCCTGCATAGTGGAAGCGCGGAGCGGGCGCTGGCAGTCAGCTATCTTCATGCCGTGGAGGTCCAGAGGTATCTCACGCGGTTCAACGAAAATCGTGTTATCGACTTTCTTTTTGTATGCTTTCACCTTACTGGACTTCGTTCCGGGGATTCCTCTCATCGCGTCGCATATCTCCTTGAAGAATCCACGGATCTGGTAGTCCCAGAGATAAGGCGTGCCGTCAGCCATCTTCGGGAATACGGTCATGGACTTCTCCTCAACGGCTTCAACGCCGAGTGAAGCAACTTCTTCCTCCATCTTTGCCGCGCCAGGTGCCTTGCTGGCGATGAACTCGCGGTGGAGCTCCGGGTTGCCGGAAGATGTTCCGAGCAGGTCGTCCGTGAATGTTAGCTTTACATGTACCTTTGTCATTGTGTGTTCCTCCTTTGTCAAATCTTTCCTATGTCAATCCTGCACCAGCCCCAGCCGTGTCTCGCTGATTTCTGGTAAACGTACAGCTTTCCGTCTGTGCAGAAAAGGTATGTGGTCTTCTCTGTGCCGACATACTCGATGAGTGCCGTGGTGTCGTCTATCACGCTGTCGAGCGTCCCGCCGGGAACAGCGGAGTATGTACGCTTATCGCCGTCAACGTCTACCTGGATAGCGCTGCTGATGATTATTCCCTCCGGGCGTTCGATGTGATTCATCTGCGGATATACCATGTTTTTCCTCCTGAATTATAGATTTCTGATAACTGCAAAACACTGCAATCAGAATGGCTCTGTGTTATCCGTGCGGTAGTCAACAGGCGCGGTCAGCACCTTTGTTGCGCGGCAGTAAGCGCATTTTCCGCACCGCTGCGGTGCGAATACGCCATGCTTTACAAGGCTGAATCTGGGGGACAGCTGCTCTACGACTTCAAGCTGTTCGTCAAGCACGTCGTCCGGCACGCTGAAAATCTCGATGTCCGGGGACTTTTCCTTTGTGACCGCCGCGATGTAAAAGGGAAGCGTTTCCCCGGTGTTCTGCCGGACTATCTCGCGATAAATAGCACCCTGGGTGTGATATCCCCAGTACTCGATGAAGTGTTCCTTGTGGCGCGTTTCCGGATTCCATACTGGTTCGAAGTCGCGGACACATTTCAGGTCAACTATCATCAGGTGTTCGCGGTAGCTGTCAACCTTGATTTTATAAGGCACTTTGCCGATTTCCCCGGTGAATATCCGCTGCTTCTCACCGCTCATGTACTCAGTGAAAAGCGGGTCTGCTTCGGTGCGTTCGATAGCACTTTCGGCAGTCTGGTATTCAGCTTTCAGAGTGCCGTCCTTCTTGAAAAGTTCGGGGTGCTGTTCGCGGAACTGGTCGAGCGTTCCCTCGTAGAACGCGTCAACGTAAGAGCCGGTCAGCAGCGCCGTGGTGTCCTCGCGGCGGCTTTCCCCGGTCAGTTCAGCCATCGCGGCTGCTTCGCAGTGCAGGAACGCCTTGAACTGCGAACAGCTCATGTATTCCGCATTGGCTTCGGGAGTGTAGTAGGTGGTGTTGTCGAGTATCATTCGCGCTTCCACCCCACAAAATCAGATATTCCAACGCTGCAGTCCTTGCATATGTGTAAGTCGTTCATTGCCGCAAAAGGGTCCCCGGCGGGGATTTCTCTTAATGATTCCAACGAACGGTATGCTGACGCTATTACCGCACCTTTTCCGTTCATAATGAGAGAAGTATAGACTTCGCCACATAAGCGGCACTTGTAAATCGCCTTGAACGCGTCAGCCATTTCCCGCGCCCTCCTTTGCTTTCTTCGCGCACTCAACGCAAAGCTGCCTGCCGAACATATCGACCGCCCTCTGCGCTATCTGCTGCGCGTTGAACGCTCCGGAACCCTTGATAGCCGCTCCGCAGTCGGCACACTGGAGGACTGCCGAGTTATGCGGCGGTGTTTCCGCGTCAGGATCTTTCATTTCCTCCGTGGGAATGCACAGCACCTGGAAGCACGCGTACTTGAATGCCACCGACATAGCCTTATTGCTGGACTTGTCCGCGCTGTCCATGCCCTCACCCTGAACGACCGCTGAAACGCTCGAACCGTCTTCCGCATAGAATGTGTACTTCACCCGGAGTATGGTGTAATTTAGCGTGCCGCCCTTTGCCGTTACGCGTTCCTGACGCTGGCTGTCCAGCACTTCCGGAACCGCGAACACCTTGTGCTTTATCATCAGCGGCTGGAGTACGTTCATCACAACGTCAACGCCGCGATACATGAACCCCTGCTGCTGGTTCTTCTGGCTCTTGCTTATCGCCGGGCACTCCGACATTATCGCTGACAGAGCCGAATATATTTTGCTTGTTTCTGCCATTTAGTCAATTCCTTTCTGCAATTATATTGCCACACATCTCCGGCAGGTTAGCCCGTACCAGCGCCTCCGGAACAGGCGGAGTTACCGCATTGCCGCACCTGGCTGTCTGCTTTGACTTTGGATAAGGTCTGCCGCTGTCGTCGTGGTCGATTATGTAATCAGCCGGGAATCCCTGTGCATTGAACAGCTCACGCGGCTGGAGCATGCGCATTTTTATGTCGGTGATTATGTATTCCTCGCCGTGTATCGTCACCAGGGCAAAGCGGTCTTTTGTGGTGACGGTGTCCAGCGGGCTGTCTACCGGCTTTGCCGCTCCGGTCGAGAAGTACTTCACGAGAAACGCCTGTACTTCTGCGTGGTGCGAACCACCCGCCGTTATCGTTGCCAGCGGTTCGTCTGCTGGCTGACCGTCCATGTTGTTCCGCATGGTCAGGATATGAGCCGTTACAAGGCTGTTGTGGTCGTGCGCGGTAACTGTGTCAAGGGGCTTGTCAGCGCCGCTACCGGCTCCCTGATAATTCCCGCCGTAATTCTTCATGATGTGGGCGACTGACAGCGCGTATCTGGGCGAGGTATCGACCGTCATTAACGGTTCGTTCAGCTCCTGCCCTCGCACTTCATCGCTTGCGGTCTCGCTGTGATACTGAATCAGTGTAGGCGCGACAACGCCATAGCCGTTTTTCGCTGTAACAGTTCCGAGTGGTTCGTCCGCTTTCTGCCCCCGGAAGCCCTCGCCGGAATGATTGACCGTCACGATGAACGGCTCGGGATTATTTATCACGAACTTCTCAATGCCCCGCGCTATGCGCCGGAGCGTGTTCTCTGCGAGGGGTTTGTCCCGCTCGAAAATGCTCTGCGCCGGAATGCTCCAGTCGATACACTCGGCGGCGGTGTGGTACGGCTTCAAGCCATTGCCGTTGCCATGTGTAGGCGGCGGGAATACGATGGGCTTCCCGTCGCACCGGGCTATAAGGTAGAAGCGCGTCCGGGTGGTCGGCGCTCCGTAATCGCAGGAGCGGAGTATGCGGTACTCTGCATTGTAGCCCAGCCCCTGTTCAAGCCTTGCCGCTTCGGGGCTGTCCGGGCTTATCTCCAGCGTTGCGCACATCTCCGTGAATGCCGGGTGATCGTGCGGAATTCCTGCTGTGAGCGCCTTTATGAAGCCGTCAAAGGTTTCTCCGGCGCGCTCCTTTATGGGCTTGCTATCAGCCCCGAGGGGACCCCAGGTGCGTATCTCCGGGACGTTCTCCAGCATTATGACGCGCGGACGGACTTTCAGCGCCCAGCGTATCGTTACCCACGCAAGACCTCTGATGTTTTTGTCAACGGGCTTCCCGCCTTTGGCTCGGGAAAAATGCGTGCAGTCCGGGGAGAACCACGCCAGCCCGACCGGGTTTCCGGAGCAGGCTTCCACCGGATCTACCTGCCAGACGTCCTCGCAGTAATGCCGCGCTCGCGGATGATTCGCGCGGTGCATTGCAATGGCGTCCGGGTCGTGGTTTATTGCGATGTCTACGCTCCGTCCTGTTGCCATCTCTATGCCCGTGGAAGCTCCACCACCACCGGCGAAATTATCTACTATCAGTTCTTTCATCAGTTATTACCTCTTCCAGTCGGCATTGCTGCCACCGATTTCATCAGGGAAAAGCTGCCGCTGTATCTGCTCCGCGATAACTCTCATATCCGGGTGAGCGGCCGGGCTCGTCCGCAGTTTAAGGAAATCCCGCCAGCGTTCAAGCGTCATGGTCATGTAGAGCCTTGTTGCAAGGCAGGTCGGGAGAACACACCGCGCCGTCTGAGGGCTTATACCAACTTCCAACGCGTCATTGTAGGCTTCGTTAACATCGCCCAGTGTGTCTAGCAAACTCTCAGCGGATACACTTCCATCACTGGGTTTGATTATCTCAATCTCACCGCTTTTGTTAGCCTTGCAGTACCGCGTTGATTGCTGCGAAAAGCTGGCTGTCCTGTGCCGGACAAGCTCATGCGATATTCCACGGTCGCAGGTAATAAGAAATGTTGCCGTTGTGTGCTGCTCATACGCCCATTTCGGCAGTTGGCTGGGTGGAATAACATTTGCTTTGTACTCTTTGCCACCATGCGGGTCGCGGACGTTATAAATTTTGTAAGTGTTTGCTTGTTTTTTCCACGGCTCGACATCGAACAGCGTGGGATAAGCGTTTAACGCTTCGATTACGCACATAGGGATCGAATCATATAGCTTGCTTGTGTAGTCAAACACCGTGTTCCATGCTCTGACATTTCCAGACACAAAATGATGCTTGTGTCTGCAGCCGTCTATCTTGTCAAAACGTAAAAACGCTGGTAAGCGGGTTGCGCGCTCGTAACTGTTAGCTATGCGTTCAACAGCTATACTGGTGCTGTTACTTACTTTAAGCACAATATTTGCGTGTTCGAAAACGCTTGTGTGACCGCTCCTCTTCAGCCTCTCGCAGAATTTCTGCGCTGTGCCGGGGGCTATCTTGTCCTGCGAATCGTAGCAAATACGCCCGCAGAGTTCTATGAGTTCCTCCGGCTTGTCCTCATAGCCTCTGACCAGCTTTGCACTGGGTTCTATTATCTTCATGTGTGTTCCTTTCTCTCAGAATCGCAGAGCTTCATGAGATAATCCTCATACCACTCCGCTTTCTTGATGTCCTCCTCGCCGTTCTTCCTGTCAGCACGGAAACGGTACTTGAACGCATTGCAGCGGCAGAACGCCTTGACGGCTTCAATGCCGAACATCGCCTGCATTACCTCAATACATTCATGCGCGCCCTGATAGTGCGCGGGGTGGTTGACGTTATCCGGCGCAGAACCGGTGGGAACGTCTTTCAGGAAAGCGGTGCTGTAAAGCAGGTTTACGTTTTTATCGCCCATGGTTTCAAATGTAAATGCGACGCAAAGATAGTAGAGACCGGCGCGATATATGTTACAATCGGCGCAGTCAGGCGTTGAACGGCACATCTCGTTAAGCCTGTCCAGCTTATCTTCTGTTGTCACGTCCGCTCACCCTCTTTCTTTTCGGCAGGAACGCGCCCTTGAACGACCACACGGCGATTATCGCCAGGATCATCATCAGGAAGTCGTGACCGTCCATCGTGTAGTCAATGCCGCCAAGTGAAGCAGCTATCGTCCGCGCGAACAAGCCCGCGAACATTGCGATTATGTAGGGTAAAACTTTCATCGTTCCTCCATCTTCTCTATCATAGCGTCCACGGACACCTTTTTGCCGTCAACATCGAGGAAAAGTCCTTCGACATTCAGCAGCTTGCGATAGTCAATTCCATAGGAGCGCAGACCGCGTATAGCGTTTATCAGCGCCACGTCATCGTTTGTGGCCTTAAAGCTCTTGTATGTGTCAGTGAGTTCGGCCTGCCGCGTGTACTCATCGTAGCTTGCCTGTAGTGCGTCCGTGAACCTTTTCAGCCTGTCCATGCCGAAACCGAACTCATTATGGAGCGCTTCCAGCGTGAGTATCTCCCATGTCGTGCGCTTGAGATCCATTTCAGCGGATATCTTCTCGGATATCCGGCGTTTTATCGTCTGTTCAACGTTTATCTTCACGATTCGTCCTCCGGTTCCTCGGCACTGAGCCACGCTTCCTCACAGAGACAGTCATAGCAAAGCTGCTTGCCATTGAAAACTCTGAGTTCATCGCGTTCGAACTCGTTTTCGCATTCATCGCAGAACCAGCGCGGAACGTTTCGATTCGGGCATGCACTGCCCAAGCAGCCTTTTTCCGGCGGGCAGCCTACGCACTCATCAACATGTTTCAGCATTCAGATTACCTCCATACTTGAATATCCCGGAGTTGTGGATAAACTCCACTTCTTCCTTTGTGGGGCTGGTTATAAACCTCCTGCCGTTCCGTATGCAGTCTGAGTAAGGGCACTCGAAGCAGCTGTGCGGCGGCTGGCATATTTCCATGTCAAGCTTCTCGGGGTTCTTTGTTTTGCCGCTCACGCGGTTTGCCAGCGTGCCGGGTCTGATGTTGAGTTCCCGCGCGGCATTAGCAAGCCCGATTTCGCTTATCCGCGCTTTCGCCTGCTCGATGTCGATGTAAAATCTACTTCCCATCGCTTTTTACCTCCACGGAGTGTTCAGAGAAAAGCCACTCCAGCGTTACATTGAAATAGGACGCAATGTGGACAAGCTGTCCCAGCGTCCAGTTGCCGGGCTTGTCATGGCGGGAGCTGAAAGTGTTGCGGGAATTAATACCCGCTATGCGCATGATGTCGTCCCGGGTCTTTCCGCGTGCCGCACACAGCAGGGAAATGTTCGTCATGATGTTCTTCCCGGTTTTGTCCACGTTAGCCCTCATCGGAAGTCTCCTGCAAAGCTATAGTGATAAGCGTGAGAATCTTCGTGACTGCCTGACGGTATGTCATGCTGCTATTCTCCGCCATGAGAGTGCCAAGAGCGCGGATAACCGAGCATGTTTCTGCCATGATGGTTACTGCGTTGCCCCCAATTGAAGTATTTGCTTTGCCGTTGTGCGATTCGACCTTAATCATCGTTTTCTTCCTCCTTGTATGCCGGAATGATTTCCGTGTGCTGGTTTGCGTAGACTATCATCTCGCTTGCGATGTATGAGATCGCAAGCCCTGTACGAGCTGAAATATCTTCCAGGATGTTATACGCCTTTGGCGTTATCCGGATAATGGTGCGCTTGTCGCGGTACTGCGGCTCCCGGACGTTCGGGACGGTGAATGTCAGTGTGTTCATTCGTCCACCGCCTTACTTGAACAGCCAGTCGAGCTGACCGTCGGCTTTCAGTTTGCTGAGAATGTTGCAGGCTTCCCTGGCATCTTCGCGGTTATAAAACAGCGAACTTGTATAAGGCTCGCCATCGTTCTTGCAAACACTTGCATAATCAAATCCATCTTCGTCAGAGCCAAAGGTAATTACCCAAAAGCCGTCAACCCCGCGGTTTTCGCGCTCCACTACATCGCGTATGCGCTCAACCAGCATAAGGAACTTGATTTTCTTCCCGATCCCGATCGCACGTTCGCTGGTTTTCCAGCAGTTATCTGGGTTGGCTACACCGTTCTCCGCGTCCATGCTAAGTGCGTAAATTATGTCTTTGCCATTAAAGGCTTCATAATACCGCTCATCAGCTTTCGGCATCCAGAACCCCGGGTCATACGGCTTCTTCTCCTCCGGCTCGTCCGCCGGAATGCTCTCGAAGAGCTTCACCAGCCCCTCTGAAATTGCGCCGATAGCGTCGGCGGTCTCCTTGTCTTTCAGCAGTTCGATTATCTGCTGCTTCTTTTCATTGGTCATAAAATCCTCCTGTTTTGTCGTGTGTTCTGCTTACTTGGTGTGTTCGTGCCATGCTTCCATGAATACCTTTAATGCGGCAATCATCGCTAACATTACAACGATGAAATTCACGATAAGGCATACAAGACAGCAGACTATCATTATTGCGATTTCCATTTACTCACCTCCTGTTGTTTGTATTTTCCGAAGATAGTCAACCATCTCTCGGAATGCCGCTGAGTTTTCGAGTTTCAACCAGTCATGGTAAGCCATTTCAAATGAAACTGTCGCAGAATGGCGATTTCCAAGTTCGTTGAATTCGTAAACATGATACGGCTTTTCCCTTGCACGCTTCTCGATTAAGAACAGCCTTATGCCCGGGCATTTATCCAGCCCGCAGTTATAGGGCTTTTCTTTTACCCAACAATCGCAAACCGCGTTTAGCTTTTTGCCGCAGTGCGTGCAGAAGTTTGCGCTGGTTGGGATTTCTTTTCCACAGCCGGGGCACTTTTTTTTGTGTCCAATTTAATCACCTCCTGCTAGGGAATCAAACTCAGAGTACATGCGCCGGAATCAAGAAATTCCCAATACCTCTTTAATTGTTTCAACGATGTTGCCAGACTTGGTCTGCCCTGTCAGCACTTTATATAAGACAGAGCTGTCAACAAACATTGACGGATTTTTCCTTTTCACTTCGTCTATAAGCCAGTTTTGATTTTTATTGCGCTTTAAAAGCTCCATTTTAACAACGAAGCCGAATTCCGAAATAGGCTTTTTTCGTTCAGAAGCCAAAATTTCACCTCCTTTTCACTTGACAATTACAGATTTATGTAGTATAATGCATTTGTCGGGAATGATTATTTCAGAAATCTGTCATCTTGCTGACAACTAGATTATATTACAGATTTCTGAAATTGTCAATAGGAAATTACAGAGTTCTGATATCTTTGGAATTTCTTACAATTTGGAGGAGTGTAATATGAGCAACCTATACAAAAACATCGAGTGCTTATGTGCTCAAAACAATTTGAACATCACGCAACTGTGCAGAGAGATTAATGTTTCAAGAAGCACGCTGTCCGAACTGTCCGCTGGCAGGACGAAAGACTTGTCATCAGAAGTAAAGAGAAAAATAGCCCAGTATTTCTTAGTTAATATAGAATTTCTAGACCAAGAGAATTACGATATCCCATTATCCGCTCCATAGGAAATTTGGCTTAACGGCGCGAATCCACACTGTTAAGCCATTTTATTTGATTTGTAAGTATCAACCATTTGACGCTTAATATCAATCAAATGAGCCTTTTTGTCAACAATTTGAACGCAAAAGACAACAGCCAGACAACAGCAGAAAACAGAAAAATCCCCGGAGCCAGCGCCCCGGGGATAAATTCAATGTTTGTCCTTTTTTAACGTTTCAGAAAAAACAAAGCCAATTAAAGTTGACACCAAGAATTTAAGGAGTTCGACGTAGCCTTGTGCCAACGAACTAATTTGCCAGCCGAAATTAACAATTATTGAATCAAAAAGGACAAGAGCTCCATAACCGATGATACAGCCTACCATCAGTTTTAAACCATGCTTTTTGTAAACATGCTTGTCCATGCGGTCGGCGTATTCGGCTTGTTTTTCCATATTATCAACTTCACTAGAAGACAGTTGGTTTACGCTAGTCTGTAAATTGATGATGTTTGATATAGGCGAAATTGGTTCGTCCTCTTCGGGGATAACAATTTCATCATTGTTGTCATTCATTCTTTATGTCCTCAAAATCTAACACAGCAGAATTATTGTCGCGAGCCTTTCGCCATGCGGAACCGGCTTTGTGTGTTATTTCCGATAGCTGCGGTCCTGTAAGGTTCTTATATTTTGCCCATACGTTATTCCAGCAAGTTTCAAGTGTAGGGTTCTTGGAAAAGTTGATTACCAAAACGTTCCCCTGAGCATTCCTGGCAAAACGAGTTATTGGATTAGCCCTAAAGCTGCTGAATTCATAGTAAATGCTAGGCAGGACAGGACCATACTTCCACACTTCAAAGCTTTCCGAAAATATTTTTTCTCCGGTTTTTTGTGCATATTCCTTAAAAAAGAAATACATTAGCTTTTGCAGTTTCATGGGCGAAATAGAAACCTTTTCTTTAAATGCAGAGCGTAAAATCGTGTTTGCAACCACCTGTGAGCTTACCATATATAGCACCCTCTTTCTTTTCAGCGCTATGAAGAATGCAAGCAACGCTTCTCCTCCTTTATATTGTAACATATCTTAACACAAAAATCAAGTATATGGTATAATATATGCAGAAAAATGCAGTTGAGTTACAAATATTTACGCAAAATCCCCGGGAAAACTCCCGGGGATAATCGTTATTCAGTTTTCACGGAGCACCCCAGCGCCTTGAGTGCCTGGCGGTAACGCTCTACTTTGCTCTGAGCTACGGAGATCTCGGCGGTGATCTTGACCTGCTTCTCCGGCGCGACCAGAGAACGGAACCAGTCCATATTTTTCCCGAACCTGGCGAGCCAGTTCTCCGGGTCGCCGTGGTTGGAAGCGTAACCACGGGCGCAAGCCTCTTTGTGGCTGATGATGTTTCCCGGCTTTATGGTCGGGTAGTTCTTCATGAGCCGCTGGCAGAGGTCGGCGGCAAGCCCGAAGGCCTCCTCAAAGTAGGCGCGGTCGTTCAGCGCGTCCTCGCAGATTTCTATCTGTATGTACGCCGGG